TCGAGGATGCCCGCCCGTGCGGCCAGCTCGATTTCCATCTGCTCTTTCGGGATAAACTGCCCCCTTTCCTTCGCCTGGGCAAATTCAGCACGTTCAATGTCCAGTTGAAGTTTTCTCGTTTCAAGTTTGGTTTTCTCTTGCCATTGCTCATCTTTTTTGACAGCGATGCGCTTCCCGGTGGCTTTCTCTTTGCAAAATGTCTTCGCATATTTGTCAATGTCCTTTTGATGAAACTTCCCATCGTCACGGGGAAGTAATTTCCCGCCAATATATCCGGTGTTCTCATCTCCATTAATATCACGGTAGAGTTTGCTTTTTGATACTATCCAGCCCGCGCCTTTCAGATAATCAAGGACAGCGGCAATGTTTTCGAATCGCTGATCGTCGGTCAATTTCTCAAGGATTTCGTTATCCACGCGAGCGCCCCCACTGCCACAAACCATGCGCGGCAAGAATTAAATACGTTCCGAAAAGTCCCGCCTGGACATAAAGCCCGGCCTGATAATCCACGATCATCCAGCCGGCGTTCGAAACAATACAAAATGCAAAACACTCCCGCCGGCGGTGATTGTTCAGCAATACGCCGGCAATGCCGAGGATATAGAGGGTGATGTGGATGGAGTGCATTATTATTGCCATACTCCTGAATCTGTTCGCACAATGCGCGGTTTTGCCTTTTATAAATCTGGCGTCCAAGTATCCATATCACCATTTTTATGCTCTTTTACCCATCGGCGCAGATATTCTTGGACATCAAAGAACCATCGCTCCTCATCATTCGTACTGACCTTCATTGAGGCATATTTCGGCTCTCCATCCTCGGTTCGTGCCTTAGCCAAAGCCATATATTCCTCAATCTCTCCTGTTAATCTCACAAGAGGCAAATAAAGCCACTTAGGAGTCATACAGATGGCCAATTTATCGGCGACGCAGAGTCGCGAGTAGGGTTTCCCATGCTGTTTTGCATAAAAGCGGCTGTGATATAGGCAAAAGGATGACCAATATTCGCCGAAAACTCTCATGATTTTGCCGCCGAACTCGACATGTCGATCACCTTGTGGACCATCCATATTTGGCTTTCCCCAATAACCGAGGTCATGCACAATAAAAGCAATCCATAGCCGTGGATCACATGGGAAGCTATATAACTTCCACCAGGCGATGGCGACGAATAACGGATGAATTAAAAATTGATGGGCACCAAAAAGAAGGCTCTTAGTTCCGATTTTCATTTCGACCTCCACGGCAAATCGTCATGAGTGCGGCCATCGAGGAGACGGCCGGCATTCTTTTTGCCTATCTTGTGCATAATCCATGTTCCGAGGAGGGGTTGGCCATCGACAATTCGATATTTTTTATCACAAATCACATGCTCATAGCCTCGTTGTGTTATCAGTTTATGCGGCAAATCGAGACATTTTTCTCTAACGTCATCGTCCTCTTCATAATAATTACATGAGGGCGCCCATTCACCCCAACCCTTAAAGAAGAACGGTACTTTAGCCGCCGCGCATTGATCTCTCACAGATCGAACCCAATCAGGATGCATCGGTCTCGCTCCGGGGCCGGTTTCACCGCCGAGGATGACGGCGTCAATATTTGGTCCATCTTCGACAAGTGGCATGGCCTCATTAATGTCTATCTCCCCCAACATCGGTTCAATGGAAAGGAATTTCTTCCCCGGAACTTGCAGAAAGATAGGGATTTTCTCATCCGCTTCTTGCTGATTGCAAACGGTCAAGCCCCACCATACATTCGGCAGGTAATCACCACCACCCAATGCCCGGCATCCATAATCCAGCGTTATCCCGTAAATTTTCTCCTCTATCAGATGAGCTCGTTTTGTTAGCACGAGAAATGTATCTTGCGGGCAGGCTGCCATTACGTCCAAAGCATCATCGATAAACTTCCTCGGCACATTTTTATGAAATAGATCGTTCCAAACTGCGTACACGGTCGGTTTCCTGCGCTTTAATGGGATGGATAGGCGTTCGGAAAATGTCCGGATAGTACCATTAAATGTCGGAATGCCATCCTTGAGATAAGTCAGTCCCTCATATTGCTTCCTGATTTTCGGATTCTTCTGATGTTGCCGGATATGTGCGCCTGCAGCACTCCAGCAATGTGTGCAACCAGGGCTCACCGGCGTACATCCACCGGTTAATTGCCAGGGATAATCCCAGTATCTATCCGAACTTCTCATCATCATTCTCCCTTAAAGTTATAAAATTCCCCCCATCGATTTCTGTGGCGGGGTGGTTCATGATGTAGTTTGTCACTTCCGGAACCTGAAAGATGAGTTCATTGATCCGGCCGCCGACGTATTTGCCGTTGCGAAGGACAGCAAAACGGTTCGGCGAATTGAAGATAATGACGCCGGGATTTTTCTGCAGCAGGTCGTAGAGTTCGCGGAGCGGCGGGGAGAGCTTCTGGATTGTGTCTTCCTGGATTCCCGCCGCAGCCTGCCCTCGAGTGTCCTTGTCGGGGGCGGGAATGACAGGGGAGGATGCGGGAATGGCAGAAGGAGACGCGATGGAGACAGGCGAGACGCCCGTCCTACCGTTTTTTTGAATCGTCAATGCCGGCGGAAGCCCTGCTTTAATCCATTTTTCTAGGTCTATCCCCAGCTTGACGGCCTCGCCGGGGTCCTTCCCCCGGGGGACGGGCCAGCGGTCGCAGCGGTCGAATTGCTCCCTCCACCACTTCATAGCCTTCATTCCCGCCGCGTCATAGTCGAGAGAAACGAGAACCTGGAGCGCGCCCTGCAGGATATCATACGTCCCGGCGTCCGGCTTGACGCTCACCGATCCAAGGGCTACGGCTCCGGCCAGGGTATTGCGGGTGGCGACGGTGATAGCGTCCAGCTCGGACTCGACAATTACAAAGGCCCGGCGGGTATGCTCGATGATCATGGTCGCCGTCGATGATCCGGGAATGACATAATAGCGCGGATCGCCTTCGGGGCGGCGGATCCTGATACGATGGATGACCCTGTCCACGATATAGGGGATGACAAGGCCAATGGGGATCCATAGAGCCCGTGGCCGGCCGTCGTCTTTTAATATTTCTGGCAGGCCCCAGGCCTTGCGATGCCGATAGATGTCTTTTCCCTCTTCCCCAGGATTCCAGCCGAGTCGGAAGTTCTCCGCCGTCTCCGCGCTTATGCCACGATCGGCGAGCCAGGTGATGGTCTCTGCATTTTTCATCAGATTCGCCTGCGCCCAGGATACGAGCTTTTCCGCCTTTTCCTGCCAGAGTTCGGCGGGCGGCGAGTGTATCTCCGGGGTGAATTCCGGCTTTTGTCTCTGTGCCGGCGCTGGGGTATGATGCGTCGGACTTTCCGGCATATCGATATTGAGATATGCACAGGCATCGCGGAAAGACATGCCTTCAAAATCACGCAGGAATTGGATATTATCGCCTGCCTTTTCGCAGCCGCGGCACCAATAACTACCCTTGCCCTCGTTCTGCAGCGGCCAGACATGGAAGCGGTCCGTTCCACCACAGCCAGGGCATGGCCCCTGCCACTCGCCGCCCTTGGTTCCAGAAACCTTCCGCAGCTTAACTTTTCTTGATGCCATATCGAGGGTGTTCATCTTACTCTTCTGATTCTGTTTCTAATTTCAAGCCGATGCCATAATATATTGTTAGGCCGTTGATCTTCTTTTTTTCAAAACTACGGCTCAGACGCCTGCCAAAGAATGTTCCAGACGGTACACTGCTCTTGTAGTTTTCTTTGTAGTATTCGACAAAGCGATTATAAATTTTCGAACCATTAACTTTCGCCCCAGGCTCTTGAATACAACATTCATCGACAAATTCCCCGACGACATCCTCCATGGGATCGTCTGACGGTAGCTCCGGGGCAGCGCAGATATTGCTGCACAGTTCCACATAATCGAGCAACACGCCGGCGCGGGTAGGGACGATCTCCTGATCGAGACGGTTCATTTGACAAGCCAGACTGAGAAGTTTTACGCGATAAGACAGCCGGACACCCTTACCCGCACTGCGGATACGCTTCCATAGTTGATCGGGTATCTCCTGATTGATCTGCGAAGGCGGCGCGGGTTCTAATTCCATTCCCGCCTCGCGCATTGCAACGGCATAATTCCCCGATTTTCTGATGGCCGGAAGCACCTCATGGGTAATCCAGCGGCGAAAAA